TTATAGTAATTTTTCCTTTTTTTGTAGGAACAATAATATTGTTATTGGTATGTGATACATTTGCATATCTTTCATTACTCAAAGACCATACATGGTTACTACACATTTTAAAATCTGGGTGCATACTTGCTTTATAATAGAACACTTGATCTTCTAATTTGTTACTAGATGTTGTGTTATCTATGACCAAACAGTTATAGTCTTCTGTACAGTTATCTAGAATAATTGTAAATTCTTCAAATGATCTAAACATATTTGCATAATTTTTATAAATTTTGTCGCGGTCTTGGCCGTTACCGTTCTTAAAAATGAACGTGAAGTCTATATTTGTTCTAAATGCTGGAGGAATCCCCATAGGAGATTGCATAGCAAGGATATATAATATTTGATAATGTCTACCATTATAAAATATTTCTCCAATTCTTGGATCTTTTGTGAACTGACGAGCATCTTGTAAACAATCGTCCATCAGTAAAAAAGCATTTGGATTAGACCAGTTATCTTGTAGAGCTTTTTCTTGTCTTTTAAAAACCCTTTCTATAATAACAGGTTCATACTTTTTATAAATTAACATACTTGGAACAAATTTGTCGTAATAATGTACAACATGATCTGTTCCTGATATGATTGTTCCTAATGGGATATCTCTATTATGGTATAATACATCTTTAATAAGAACACTTTTTCCCGACATTCTTTTCCCGAGCATTACTACAATGCTGTTTTTTTTAATTTTTTTAATATCAAATTTTCTCAAATTAAATACTTTGTCTTCATTTCGCGACATCTAAAATAGTAACCTTATTATAATATAATATTATAAACGAACAAATATCACAGACTTACACTTACTTTGTAATAGAATACTTGATCTTCTAAGTTATTACTAGGCGTTGTATTATCTATGACCAAACAGTTATAGTCTTGTGTTGTACAACTATCTAAAATAACTTCAAATTCTTCAAATGTTCTAAACATATTTGCATATTTTGTATAAATTAGTTCGCGGTCTCTATAATATTCGTTTTTAAATATGAAAGTATAATCTATATTATATTTTTTATGAATTACAATAGGTGTTTGCATAGTTATGATACGTAATAGTTTATAACGAACACCACTGTAAAGTACTGTCATAAGTTGACGATCGTTATTTAACACTTGTCTATCAAGTATACAGTTTTCTATAATTAAGTAACTATCTCGGTTTGACAAGTTTTCATGTCGAGCTTTGTCTTGTTTTTCAATAACTTCTTTTATTATACTAGGTTCATAATTGTGCATTATAGTTGTTCCACACCTGATATCTTTATTCTCGAGTATGTCATTAATAAGAACATGGTTACTAACCATTTTTTTGTCAAATATTAATACTATAGCATATTTATACATTTTTTTAATATCAAATTTACGAATGTTATAATGTTGGTTCATTACAACAATGATAACATTCGTAAATTTGATATTAAACGAAAAAATTAAAATGGTGCAGCACCAGTTAATACTTCTTCTTGGATATGCCCCTTCAATGTGTTAATATATACACATATCATACCAATAATAGCAGATAAAAGACCTACTTTTAAATAGGTATTACCTGGTAAGTCTTTCTTGGAAATTTTTGAATCAATAAACGTTACAATAACTGAAAACACTACTAAGACTGGAATTACTAAATAAGAACCTTTTAAAGACAAAAAAATGCTGTCTGTCATTGTTTTGTCTTTTAAGAAATAAAAATAAAAAATTATCTAGGCGAATTTACCCATTTATCTGGGTGGCAAATTGTAAAATCTTCATGTTGTTTGTATTTATATGCCAATACTTTTGACCGTTTTGTATCAATTACAAGATAATTATCACTATTTGTATTATTAATATACGAACTATTTAATAGTCCTTTGAAATTTTCCATAATAAAATCTATTGACACTTTTGAAAATGGTAAAAATATATAATCAGGTGCTTTACCACTAATAAATTTCGAAAATTTATAATCTTCTAAATCTAACACATGTAACTGTAATAAATTGCTAATTTGTGTCCAAATACTTACAGGAGAAATAGATAAGTCTTTTATATAAAATTTTATATCATTCGGGTTGGATGATTTTGTAAAAAAATCATATCTTTTTATATCAGAACTTATTAATTTAGATGGTATAAAACTACCATATATTCTGTCATCATCTGTTATAACTAAACCATCAACAAAATGTCTTTGTCCATTTTTCAAATTAATAGAATACATTATATCTTCAATTAAGATATAATTTTGATCAGATACTACTACAAGAATGTCGTCATTTTTTGTGGTGTGAATATCAAAATATGATAATTTTATCGGAAAAAAAACATGATAAATATCATATAGAATATTCATTATGAATTAATACATTTTAATTTTTTAAACATTATTACTTTCATTCACTGTCACTAAAGAAAGGAGAATCATTGTTTTCGGCGTGTGTTTTTGACGGGATTACAATATTTTTTACTTCATCAGAACCATCCGAATTATAACCTGTAGTCTGGTGTCGCACATCAGTTATATTATCACCATCAACAATATCTAAATTTGGTCTATTATTATTGGTACCAGAAGAGTTATCAGGATCTTCCATAAATAATTTGTTTTCAATAGCATTATCACTATTATTGTCATCATTGTTTTCTCTTATAGAACTACTATCAGCTACATTACTATCGTCATTGTCATTACTATTACTATCACCATCGTCATTATCATCATTATTTTCTATATCACCAAAATGTTCTTGGTTACCAGTGTCAACAAGAGGTACAAACGTAGAAGGTTCTTCTATTTGATTTAAATAGCTTTCTAATATTTCTTGAATTGGTATTAAGTCTCTAATAGTTTTTTCGATACTATTAGAAATAGCTAAATTACTTCTTTTAATGTTTCGTTGTATTTCAACATAATTCAAATACATTTCTCTATCATCAATTAAAGATGGGTCTACATAGAAATATCTTGCACATTCTATATAACATTTATGTATAAAATTTTTAGTATCAGGAATTTTTAAATTAATAGAACTATTACTCTTCATGGTAACACTTGATAAAACTTTGACATGTGATATAAACACTGCTTCTATTAATTTTGATAACCATGTACAATCAGAATCGGAAACTATTCTAGAATATTCTTTGTCAATAATTGTTTGATTCCATTTAATAACTGAACACAACTTTTCTTGAAAAGTTTTTAATACCTTTTTATTGTTGTTTTCTTTACAAGTATCAAAGATCGATTTGATACCTTGATACAATAATGGTGACAATAATTCACACAACTGTTGCATATATAAATTTTTAGCTTCCACTATAGTGTTACCAGTCTCTTCCATTTTTAATTTAATATTAATTATAAATTAAAAAAACAATTTAAACTCGAGAAATTTTTGAAAGACCTCTAGTAACTTTTTTCAATGCAATAGGTACATTATGTGATTGTATTTGCAATGGTGGTACGGCTACTGGTACCGGTACAGCTACAGGGGTACTCATAAGCTTTTTTAAATTTGTTGTAAAGTCTTCTCCTATATCAACTAATTCTTCTTGTGAAGTCGTAGATGATCCTTTGATTGTGTCATACAGATTGTCATGGTTAATACTATTTTCGATGAAATCTACAGCAGAATGATCTATTTCTTTTATAATTTTTATAGGGATATTTATAATTTTCTCGTTCATCACGCTTGTATAGTTTGTTGTAAAGATATAATAAAAAAGATTTAAACGCTTCCAAATTATTTTTTATCCAATTGTATTTTGAACTCAAATAATAGCACGTTATTTGGATTTTTTGATGAAAAAAGATAATTATCTTCATCGACATTTAAAAAATGTCCATTATAGAATATAATGTGTAAATAGTTACCAGTATTTTTATTATTCTTAATGTGAAGTATATTTGAATTGTTTTTATCATTGCTTACAGCACTAACATCATAAATTTCATTTGGAAATGCTGTATATTTTAAACCAAGGTAGTAACCATCAGCGCATTTTAAAGTTATTTTGTCTTTAAAAAACCGTTTTTTAACAGGGGTTCCGTCGTCATGTTGTTTTGTTGGTTTTTCAAGGTATTCTAATAAGAACACTTCTGCTTCATTTTTTTTATCACTAAGATAAATAAAACGACTTAAATGATCTAAACACATATAAAGACCATTATTATTTTTTATAAGAACCTTTTTAGGCGAAAATTTTATATCAATTTCTTGTTCTATTTGTTTGTTGTCTTTTTTTTTTGTATCATGTTTTATTTCAGTTACTAGGAAGTATAATAATAATATAACAATTGTGATACTTAATAGAATTCCACCATCCATTTAATTAATTACTTTACATAAATAAAATATTTTTTTAGAATTCATAGAAAGTCT